AAATTATGGAGCAGACGGTTGAACTGAAGGTTCCCCTAAAAGTTGATATGAAGATAGGACCTTCCTGGGGGGAGATATCTTAACAAAATTATCCAATCTTTCTGTATCTTTTCTTGTCATTTCTGCTAGGATGCCTATGGATTTTTCCAAAGAATGTTCTTGTTTGGTATCCCGTTTCATGCTTTACATTATTAACAAGTTTACATCCAATGCAATAAAATACTGCAATTTCAAGGTAAAGCGTGTCATGACTTATGATCAACAAGGAGTAAAATTGTAAAGTGTGTAAATATGATAAAAGTATGGTTTTTGATGGTCTTAATGTCCTATCCCAATATGCCTGCTATAGCTTATAAAGGTTATGGTGGATTTTTTGAAAAGCAAGAGTGCGAGGACAATAGGGCACTAGTAGAAAATATGGTAGCTGATTATGAAATGCAAAGGGGAAATACCGTTTATATTGAAAGTTACTGCATGGAAATGGAAGCATTTACCTCTGGTTTAGATAAAAAGAAAAAATTAAATAAAATAGGAACGGATGCTTAAAGAGCTTTGCGCAACACTGCTTGTGTTGTGTAATCCCATTCTAAGTGGATTCGACTTTGATTATGCAAAGGACGACCGCGACCAGTTCGTGCAAGGAATTGCCGAATGCACAATAAAATATAACACCGACATCAATCCTTTCGAGAGAGCAATTGTTGTTCTCAGCGTGGCTCAAGCGATCATTGAATCAAACTGGGGAGAATCCCGCTTTGCAAGAGAGGCAAATAACTTTTATGGTGTCATTCAAACAGATAGAACAGAGCCATATATAAAAGCTCTTCGCGGCAAGACCTTACTGAAAGTCTATGGCAATAAATGTGAAAGTGTCGCGGATTATATTGAACTGCTTAATGGCAGTGAATATTTCAAGGAATACCGAGACATTCGCATGAAACAGGTCATTACAGGAGAAGTTGATATTTTCGCGGTGATAGAATCTTTGGATTCCTACGCGATTGATTCAAAATATACTGGAAAAGTAAAAGACGTTGTAAACTCTCTGCTAGAAGACTATCCTCTCTTATTTAATCCTTGACTTTTTCATTAAATCCCATATGTATGGGCACGAATGAAACAAACTACTATATCTAGAAGGAGAGAGAAGAAATGACGGATATAACAAAATTTAAGTCAATCGCAATAAAGATTGATGCTTATAAAATAGCCAAACCCATGGCAGAAGAAAAATACATGTCGATGGGTGCATTCGTTCGTTACCTTATTGACAAGGAACACGAACAAAAAACAAATGGCAAGGATAAAAGCAATGACGGAACAAAGCCAGATCAACATTAGACAAGCCCTTTATGTTGCAGTAATAAACAAATTGGCAGGAGAGCTTTCGGAACTGGAAGCTAAAGAAGTATTACTAACAAATAATCCAACTTACATTACGAGCAAGGACCATGATCATGCTGATCATATTGAGGAATTAAAGAACATTATACTCAAGCAAAATGGACTACGAGAGACAATTAAGTCTCTTCGTGAAACGCATTTTAAACCCCAGAGCCCGCCAAAAGATGGTAAAGATAGTTAGTGCAGTAACAAGATTTACTGAAAATAACGAAGAATATGTCCGCGTGCATTACACGGACGGAGAAATAAAAGTGTTTGGAGCCTTTGAATGGAGCGCTCTTGTCAAGGAAGGAAAAGATTTATGGGATTCACACCAAGGAGAAGTATCCCAGATACAGGAAGATTTAAAGAAAAACCCGGAGAGATTTGATGGCTGATCAAGAGATAAGCTATGATATTTACCAGCCCTTTGGGCCAAGCATTCTAAAGGTCAAGATGCCACAGTCTTTTGTTAATTTGTTTAATGCTGAAGCGGATCGAATTCTCTATGATGAAAAGCTAAGTAAAAAGTATGACTGGAGCCACAACCTGGCAGGAAATGTCAAGAAAGAGGTCGCTATTGATCCCAGCAAGATAAAGGGATTTCCCGAATTTATGGTCACCATGTCGGATCAGTATCTTACAAAGGTATTGCCGGAATGGACAACGGATGCCAAAGTCAGCTTTCGCGTTTGGGTTGTAAGCCAGTATGCAGGAGACTTTAATCCCGTGCATATTCATGACGCCAATCTATCGGGTGTTGCTTTTCTGAAAGTGCCACCTGGATTTGAAGCAGAATACAAGAAAGAGGACCATCATCCAACAGCAGGATGTCTTGAATTCTTGGGATCGATTCCCAATCATTTTGCAAGACACAGTTATATTGTGAAACCAAAGGTAGGAGATTTCTATCTCTTTCCTAGCTGGCTCGCCCATCAAGTTTATCCTTTTCGCTGTGAAGGGGAGCGACGATCGATGGCATTCAACGTGCACTTTAGTACAAAAGAGCCTGTCAAGGGAATTGATGTATAATGATCATCCGGAATATCCAGAAAGAACGAAATATGACAAAAGAGCTCGTAATTACCGCTACAAGTATGATGTTGATTTCAAGAAGTATCATTGGAATGATTTAACCCTCAAGGATCGCGACTATTGGCGCGGACTTGTACAAATAGACGAGGAACATGCAAAAGAGAGATTTCAAAGTCGCCATGCGAGAGATGGGCGAACACGTGGCTACCAAAATAAGGGAGTACACCGAAGAACTCATCCACCGCAACAAGGGGGATGATGATAAGCTACGAATGGGATCAGTTGGAATGGACATGGACCATCCTCGAACGATTCTGTATGTCATCCTTCATAAGTTGATACAGGATGATTTTAAACCGCGCAATGATACGTATAAACATATCATGGATGAAATATTCAAACAATTACAGGTAAATGAGCAAACGAGACCTCAAGAGAAAAAAACACAAGGGCCGGAGAAAAGTCGGTTCAAAGAAAAGAAAAAACAGGCGACGCGTACGACTAGGACTTAAAGTTCGACGAAAATAATTTTTGTCGTCTTTTTCCGCCCCATCGTTTATGCCACGCCCAAACGTTAATTCTACCGCTCCAATGCTCTATTAAGCCGAGCAGGTAATGCATTCCTCATCCTCATCATAGTTCGTCTTGTACGTCACGGTGGGAGAAACTGTGTCTAAAATATCTGGCGGTCCTACTCCTGGCTTGTCGTCATTACATTTGCATCGTTCTTTTTCGAGTTTTTCTACTCTGTCGGCCAAGTAGCATATCATTTTCGCCATATCATTTTCAGTCATTTTTTCTCCTTTTTTATGTTTAGGGGTGAACTTGCCGTTATATACCCAAAGGGCCGATGGGATCAAGATCTTTTATTTTTGGGATTAATCATCATAGTCCTCGTGCATTGGACAGGGGATTGGCTCCAATTTGTCCTGCATTTCCTCCGAAGTTGTTCTCTTTTCTTTCTCATATAAAAATTTTGTATAGCAATATTCACATACAGCCTTATTCTCACTGTCCACTGTATAATATACAATAGGATGATCGTTCGCGCAGGAGAATGTTTTGGTATGAATTATTTTAGGTTTCACTGCTTATTCTTCTCGTCAATATTATGCCCTATGATGAAGATCATAAAGGCAATAAAGCCAAGCAATCCAATAATTAAAACAAGAGATGTCAGTATGATGAATGCCATTAGTCCGTTCCTTCCCACTTATCAAAATCGTAGTCTTCGTCTTTATCAAGAGTTTTCTCAATTTTATCCACTCTCTTCTTAACCTTTTTCAAGTCTTTTTCAATTTTTTCCAATCGCTCTCTTTTCTGCCGAACCGATTCCTTGTAGCTCATATCCAATAGCTCCTGTTCCTTTTTCATGTGGTCATAGAAGTCCTCAACCAAGGGAGGCCATCTCCGAACTCATGGCTTTCGCCCGGTTAGGTGTTTGTTTCGCCCATTTTGAGTCGAGCATTTCTATCGCCGCCGTCTGATAATCGGGTACCTTTAATGCTTTGATCATGTTCTTGAATTTCGATACACCTGTTTCTCCTAGCTGAAATACCATCTCTATGATGATTTCTCTTGCAAGGCTGTCTAGTACCAGGCAGTCCTTTAAAAGCCTCTCAGAGCCTTCTATGGCGTTTTTTAGGTCGTCTTTTAGGATGTTCATGAGCATTTCTTCGGAATACTCCTTACCGTCCTCCCAGAAGTCCTCAACGCAGAGGTGTCCCACCCCCACGGTTCTCTTGCCTAGTGTGTCGAGATAGACCTTGTTTCTGTAGCCCTCGTGTTTTTTAACGGATTGTAGCAGTCTTTCCATGTTCATATGCTCTCCCTGTAATCATGTTTCAAATATGTGATTGATTTCACCCACCCGGATGGTATCGCTATATGCCGTCCGCCGTCATGGTCATTCTCCTCGTTCGAGTAGTCTGCCATTACGACCGTCCTATCATCATTTTTTAATACGAGCCAACCCACCGAGTAACACACGGCTAATTTCTCCTTTTGAATGTCCTCTATTGAATGCCACCCGGAGGCTCCATCCTTTGCATCGTACCACGAAACAAGGACCAGAGGGTATTTTAGCTGAGGCTTTTGAGATAGCTTATCATTTCCTTCCACTTGTCCTCCTCCTTTCGTTCCTTGTGCTTGTCGGGTACAACTTT